AGACAAGATAAAAGCGGACATCATAGCAAATACATTAAGCGGAAATTATTTAACGCTTACAACGACTTATTTAAAGCCAATGTTAATTCATTTAGCAATGAAATATTATTTGCCGTTTGCTTGTTACACAATTTCAAACAAAGGAGTTTATAAACATAATTCCGAGAATTCAACGAGCGTAGAAAAAAGCGAAATAGACTTTTTAATTGAAAAGGAAACACAAATAGCACAACACTACACACAACGTTTTATTGATTACATAAGCAATAATAATAATTTGTTTCCTGAATACTCAACGAATTCAAATAGTGATATGTTTCCAGATACTAATAATAATTATACAGGATGGTACATTTAAAAACATACAAACCAAAAGAAGTAAACATAGTTAAGTTAAAAACTTATTTAAAGAAATTAGAAAATGGCAAATAGTAACGGTTGGGGTGACGGAGCAGCAAACAACACGATTGGTTGGGGACAAGGTGCAAACAACACAATTGGTTGGGGTTCTGTTTACGCAGTAAGTGACGCAGGACGTACAGATATTATAGGTTCTGTTTTTAATAACAGAATAACAGAAAATAACGACAATAGAGTAACAGAAAATAACGATAACAGAGTAACACAATAAAAATATATATAATGGCAAATAAAAAAATTAGTGAATTAACAGCAAAAGGTACAGCAATAGCTGCTACTGACTTATTAGAAATTAGTGAAAGTGACGGCGCTGGTGGCTATGTAACAAAGTCGGTAACAGGTGCAAACATTATAGGTTCAAAACAAGACACTTTAATAAGTGGTACTAATATAAAAACCATTAACAGCACTACAATTTTAGGTAGTGGTGATTTGGTGGTAGGTGGTACAGAGATAGGAGCTTTAATTGGTGGTGGTATAGTAGTAGAAGTATTTAATGATAACGGAGTTAATAAAGCACTTGTTGCAAGTTTAACAAATTTATCTACAGGACTCCAATGGACAATATCTGCTTATCAAAGTTCTACAATAGGTGCTACAGCTCAAAGTTTTTCAGATGGTCTTACAAATACTAATGCAATTATAGCACAAACAGGAGCTTCTGCTGCTATAACTTATGCAGCAGGACTTGCAAGACTTTATGCAGGTGGTGGTTTTGGTGATTGGTATTTACCTTCAATTTCGGAGCTACATATGTGTTATAATTCTGCTGCTATTGTCAATAAAGTTTTAGGAGTAAATGGTTTTGCTTTTAGTGTCAACTATTGGAGTAGTACGGAGTTTTCTAATACTAATGCTTATATTCGAAGTTTTTCTTTAGGTACACAAACTACTTTTTCTAAAGCAGCTAATGCCATTTATGTCCGAGCAGTAAGAATTCACACTATATAAATAAATTAATATGAAAGTACCAATAGGATATTATAACGAGCAAGGGATGTATATTGAAGAACTTGTAGATGTTATTGAAAGAACAACAGAAGAATTAATTGCTGAAAAAGAAGCGCAAATTTTAGCTTTGAATGAAGAATTAAAATCTTTAAAAGGAGAATAGATGAAAAGTAACTATTTAGCAAGTCTTTATTTTATAGCGGGTTTTTTAACTTCGTTTTCTTTAATGCTTCAAGGCACAGAACCCTACATTAATTTAGCAGGTGTTACTTTATTTTTATATTTAACTTTCAGTTTAACTGAAGCATTAGAAGACTTATGAAACTACAATTATATTTATTACTTTATTCAATTAAAAATTCCGCGTTAAAACTTTTAACAATTATTTTTTCGTTTTTTTTACCAATAGCTGGAATACTTGGACTTTTATTTGCTTTGATTTTAGCAGATACCGCTACAGGAATATGGAAAGCTAAACACCTAAAGCAACAAATCACATCACGCAAACTTTCAGCAATAATTTCTAAAATTTTGCTTTATGAGTTGTGTGTTATTTTATTTTTCTTAATAGACTATTTTATATTAAACGATATAATTTTAACCGTGTTTTCCGTGCCTTTAATGTTAACTAAAGTTTTAGCGTTAATTTTAGCAAGTATCGAAATCCAATCAATTGCAGAAAATTGGCGAATCGTTAAAGGTGTAAATTTATGGCAAAGCGCAAAGTTACTTTTTACACGTGCAATAGATATTAAAAACGACATTAATAAGTTAAAATGAATTTAAGCGCACACGTTACATTAAAAGAATTTCAAGCTTCAGGGTTAGCAACGTTACGAAATCTTAATAACCAAATGAACGAGTCGCAAATTGCGTCCGCAAAACTTTTGTGTGAAAACGTGTTTGAACCGTTAAGAATTCACTTAAACACACCAATACAAATTAGTTCTGGGTTTCGTAGTTTACAGGTTAATAAAATGATAGGCGGTGCAAAGACTTCACAACATACAAAAGGCGAAGCAATGGACTTGCAAATAAGCGCTAAAGGTTTTAATTTTATCAAAGACAAGTTAGACTTTGACCAACTTATTTGGGAGTTTGGAAACGATGAAAATCCGTCTTGGGTTCACGTTAGTTTTAGTTCTAAAAATCGTAAACAAGTATTAAAAGCAACCAAAAAAAATGGGAAAACTATTTATAGTAATTATTAGCATTTTTCTTTATTCGTGTTCGGCTCAATACCATTTGAACAAAGCAATTAAAAAGGGTTACAAGTGCGAAGAAACAGGAGATACAATTCGTATTACAACGTTAGATAGTATTCCTGTTATAATAAACGACACAATAGTTTGGGAAAAGTTTATAAGCACAAAAGACACAATTATAAAATACAAAAATGTTTACGTTCCAAAAACACGAATAGAATTAAAACGTGAATACAAAATAAAAATAAAAACTATCTACAAAGACAAGGTAGTTGAAAAAGCACAAGCTAAAGCTGAAGGCAAAAAGAACCAACCTAAAGGAAATTTGAATTTATTATTTGTTGGGGTTGGAATAGGTTTATTACTTTCGTACTTATGGAAGTATGCAAAAAAATCATTAATCTAAATTTTTTATGAAAAATAACAGCGCAAGGTTTCGACTAAAACAGGACGAAATCGAAATACTTATGCAGTATCGTGGAATAAAAGAAGCAACAGACGAAGCTGGAGTTAACGACAAAGACGTTAAACACGGATGGCTAAAAACAAAACAAGCTTCTTTGTTCTTTAAGAACCCAAACTTTAAGGTTGAAGAACTAAACGCTATTCAACAAATAAAAGACGAATGTATAAAAGAAGTAAAAAAATACGCACCAAAATATACTGATACAGCAATAAAATACGATATTGACACGGACGGACATTTACTTGTAATTGATATTGCAGACTTACATATAGGAAAACTTGCAACAGCATTTGAAACAGGCGAAGACTATAATTCACAGATTGCCGTAAAACGTGCAAAAGACGGACTACAAGGCATTTTAAACAAAGCAAAAGGGTTTTATATAGACAAAGTTTTATTTGTTGCAGGAAACGACATTTTACACACCGACAACACAAGAAGAACAACAACAGGTGGTACACCACAAGACACGGACGGAATGTGGTACGACAATTTTATAATGGCAAAGAACCTTTATATAGATTTGTTAGAAAAGTTATTAAGTTTTGCGGAAGTCGAAGTAGTTTACAATCCAAGTAATCACGATTTAACGCACGGTTTCTTTTTAATGCAATTGATAGAAGCGCACTTTAGCAATTCAAGTATTCGTTTTAACGTAGATTTAAAGCATAGAAAAGCGTTTAGGTACGGAAGTAATTTAATAGGAACAACACACGGTGACGGAGCGAAAATCGAACACTTACCGTTATTGTTAGCAACTGAATTTCCAATACTTTGGAGCAAAACTAAACACCGATATATTTATTCGCACCATATACATCATAAGCAAAGTAAAGACTTCGTGGGTTGCACATTTGAAACGTTACGCAGTCCTTCAGGTTCAGACAGTTGGCATCATAAAAACGGATATACAGGCGTTCCAAAAGCGGTTGAAGGTTACATACATCACAAAGAATTTGGACAAATTGCACGATTAACACATATTTTTTAATATATTTGCAATTCATAGTTAATAAAAG